AGAGGGTGCTGTTCCAGACAGCATGGCTACACCGCTACCAGACGCAGTGATGGATCCAACCGATAGTGAGCTTAATGCAGGAATGGATCAGGAGCTAGACAACCGTGCCCCTGCAGAAAAAACTGAAAACGATTTTGCAAACATGACCTTGGTCGAACTAGGTCTGAACATGATGGCATCTGATAAGCCTACTGTGCTTGGAATGTTTGGTGATGCTGCTCAGAAAACTTTAGCAGCGAAAACAGTACGGGAAGAAAAAGCGGCTGATCGAAAACTCAAACAAGACATGGCACAGCTTGAGCGTGATTTTAGAATGGGCGAAGGTGACAAGAACCGAAAGCTAGAGAAAGAGAAGATTGACAACATTTATGAAGCGCGGATGGCAGAAGTCCGATTTCAAAGTGACAAACTTAACATTGACGAAAAGCTAATTAATGCGCGGATTACTGGTTTGAGAGCGGAAAGCAGGGTAGCTGACAAGATGCTTAATCTCAAAGAACGTGAACTTACATCCAAGGATATTCGAGCAGATCAATCACTGTTCCAAACTGTATGGAAAACAACCTCAGATCTGGTGATTGCGGCAAACAAAAGCAACTACAACCTCAATCGAATGGAACCGTCGGCAGCTGCAGAAAAACTAACTTCTTTAGTAGAGGATAGGCTATTAGCTACCGTTGGAAGTTCAGCTGCAGGTCGAGCTTTTAGTTCACCAGCCTTCAAAGAGTTTATAAAACAAGAGTCCCTCAAAAAATATGGCGGCAAGGGTGGTCCTAAAATAATGGGAAGCTACTCCGCTGACGGTGGCTTAACTATGAATCAGGGCGGCTAATTAATGGCCCAGTTAATTGATGTTCAAGGTGTAGGGATTTTATCCTTCCCAGATGGTATGCCACCACAGGAAATAGAACGTCTTTTGAAAAAAGACTTTTTCCAAGACACTCCACCAGCACAACCAGTTGTAGAACAAACAGCACAACCAGTAGACCCGGTAGAACCACCCGAACAGATGGGTGAATTCGGTAGGGGTTTGGCACGGGGCACAGATGAACTGCAGGCTGGTTTATTTGGCACCGCTGAATCACTTTCTGGACAGCTTGGCTTTGAAGATGCAGAAGAATATTTCAAAGAAGGTAGGCTGGAACAAACAGCAGAAGCCGAACAGTATGAACCGCCAAGAGTAGGCTCTATCTATAAAGTAGATTCGCTCGATGATGCCGCTGACTGGGCGCTTTCCACGCTAGGTAGTGCAATACCATCGTTGGGTGCAGTCTTTGGAACCGCTGGTGCAGTGGCTGGTACTATCGCGTTAGCACCAGTTACAGTTCCCGGTCTGGCAACAACTGCTCTTGTAGCTGGTACGGGCTGGCTGACATCTACAGCTATCAATGCTGGCGATGTATACAAGACATTACTAGAAGAAGGCGTGAGCAAGGATGATGCCCAGCAATTTGGGTTAGGTGCAGGTGGTATCATGGGTGCGCTGGATTCAGTGCCAGCACTTAAAATTATAACCGACATTATTAAATCACCACTCAAAGAATCCATAAAGAAAAGTGCAATACGACGCATTACCAAGGATGCCTTGAAGTTAGCCGCCGTTGAGGGTGTAACTGAAAGCGCTCAAGAAGGTGTCAAAATGTCAGCGGAAGCACTGGCTACGGGGAAACCGATACCGCTTGAAGAAGTGCAGGAGCGATTGGTCAACAGTCTCGCTGGCGGTTTTCTGGTTGGTGGTACGGTGGGTAGCGCAACCTCAACTGTGTCCACAGCTGTGCGGGGCAGGCAGGCACGTCAGGAAGAAGAAGCTCAAGCATTACGAATACCAGACGATCTGGAAATACCAGACATACGCGAACCCGTATTGGATGATGAGGGCACAGCAGTCAAGGGACCAACGCTTTTTGATTCTGCAATAGACAACTTCAATGCGCTAGAGCGCCCACGCCTCGCTGAAGCCGCAAGCCAGCTTAAAGAAAAAGATGCAGACGGTAACTATATCTTTACCCCGACGCAGGCACGCATACACATGGCTGGATTGGGTGTCATTGCCGAAACTAACAAAGGTAAGAACGCAGGCAAGCTAGACCCCGTTATAAAGTTCACACCGCAGGGAATACAGGGCGGTGGTGCAGGATCATACAATGTCCAGACGGGCGAGATAAATATAGACCCAACGGAATACCCACTGTCAACGCTATACCATGAGACGTTCCATCACTGGGATACCATGTTGCAGAAGCTCGATCCTAAAGCGCATCGAGCATTTGTCGGGGCGTTTAAACGGTCTAACACTTTTAAGTCTGGACTATCCAGTGGTGTCAGGCGATTACTTGGTGATGAAATAGTAAACGAGTTTGACGGTAAGCTCCAAGGCGTGGAGATGACTACGCAGGAACTCATGGCGTATTCACTGCAGGCTTATGAAGAAGCACGACGACGAAACATACTGCCCGGTCAAAAACCGCAGGGCATATTAAGAAAAGCATTTGAGTCTGCCGCTAACACCGTTGGCAGGATTGTTAACAAGCTAAGTGGCAACGAGTTCAAGACGCAGTTTGATGCGTTGAACTTCGTTATCGACGGTAACTTGACAGAAAGGTTACAGAGCCTTGTCCCAGCAGAAAAACGAAAACGAAAAACAAAAGCACAGGCACCCCAGCCTGAGACACCCGTTGTTCCTATTGCAGATCCTACGCCGGAAGCGCCGCCGACTACACCAATACGTGAAGCAGCGGCTGTTCAGCCAGCACCCGCAACACAGCGATACGAAGTAGGTGAAACGGTTACCCTGTCATCCAAGCCAACAGCGGAAAGTAGCGACAGTGAGTTCACTACTAACGAAGTAGAAGTAACAAGTGTCACTGACAAAGAGATTGGTGGCAAACGAGAACGACTGTATGCGGGTAAGACACCGACAGGTGAGCGCGTGCAGTGGTCTACATTGGAAGAAGGCTCACGGGTTGCGGTTGAACCTGTAACAGCCGAGCTAGTAGCAGAGCCTGCACCAACAGAGCCAGTAGCGGCAGAGCCTGCACCAGCAGATCCCGCTCAGTCAGGGGAGGTTGTGGCAGAATTCCAAACGTCAAGAGGCTCAACCTACAAACAGTTCAAAGATGGCACAACCATACGCAATCGTGCGTTGTCGGAAGACGAAGACCCAAGCCTAGGTGGGGAACAACCACGCTCCATAGACACAGTGTTTATAGATGATGTTTCCGTTAAAGAAATAGGTGGGTTGTTGCAGAACCCTGAAATGCCTGTGAAGTTCGAGCGTATGCCAAGCAGAAAAAACAAGCGGGGCAGACTGGTATATACCGAGGACTATGGCAAGATCAGAAAGAAGGGGGATCCAGTTCCCGGCACAAGCATTGACATATCAGTAAAACCAGAAGCTGGTCTAACGCCACTTGAAATATTTGATCCTGAAACTGTGGTTTCGCAGGATGGATCAAACGTACATTTTGGCACACGAATAATATCGGAGGGTGTATTCGCGCCAACTATAGCCGCTCCTGCACCCACACCTACCGAGACACCACAAACCGATTTGTTTCAAACTCTCGCTGATCAGTTTACTGTTCCACGCGACGTTGTTGTGAGTATTGCCGACGAGATTAATCCGCAAAAGTTTGTAAACAATTTTAATTCTGATGAGATTTTCGCATTGCGAAAACGGCTGTCTGAAGTTGAAGGCGGCGACATAGTATTTAGTAAGCTGGTTAACGTACAAGAACCGACAGCTGAACTATACGAAGCCAGTGGCACAAGCAGTGTACAAATACGCGAGAACCGTGAGCGCGGCATCAGTCAACGTTTGCAGGAAACAGGTACAGTATTAGCATCCGATATCGCAAAGGCGTTTGATAATTATAACCGTGCCTTGGTACGAGCATTTAGAAACAGATATCGTCGCCGTGATCTCAATGACGAAGCAGTCTTTGAGGATGTCAAACGCTCGATGGTACCTGAAGTTGTTCACCAGCTTGGACAGGATCAATCTGGATTAGGGTGGTATGACGACGACATTAAGTTAGTATTCGAAACTTTGTCAGAAACATTCCCAGTCTTGAATGATCCAGCGTTTGGTGATGACTATCGCAGAATGTTTACAGTCATTGCCGCAATCACATCGAACGGCACCAAGGCAAAGGCAAACCTCTTCAACGCTTCTATGATATTCGCTGAGTGGTTGCGTACTGGTAAACTTACGGTGACCAATCCGCTGTCTACAGAACAGTGGGGGCAGCGAGGTAAGATTGTAGCAGGACAACTCAACATGGTTAACGGCATGTTGAACGATCCTCAGTTTGACTTCCCCGGATCTAACTATCCGTCATTCGCAAGGGTGACAGACTGGATGCTTGAGGACCACGGGGTCAGGGATCTCAACGAGATGCGTGCCAGACACGGTATCAAGTCTGGTCTAACAGGACTTGGCATAAACAGTATGCGTCGTGGTGCGTATATGTTTGGCAAAAAGATAGGACCGTTCTTCACAAACCTTAACGGTATGCACGATGAGACAGTAGACAGCTGGGCATCACGTTCTGTGTACCGTCATCTTGGCAGGCTGTTTGATGATACGATTGATGACGCAAGGTCAGGTCCAGATGTAAAAGATCACGAACAAATCAAACGATTGTTGCGTGAAGTAGCAGACGATGTTTCAAACGAAACAGGTGTAGATTTAGATAGTAGAAACTTGCAGGCTGTGCTATGGTTCTACGAGAAAGACCTGTGGAATTCACTGGGTTACAACACAGAACTTGAGGTATTTTCAGATGGTGCAAGAGAATTCGTCGAAGCCTACAAAAATGACTTTCGACAACCCGCAAAGTCGAAGCGAAGCGGAGCAGAACCATCCGTACAAGAGCGACAGCGAACGTCTAGAGGCAGAAGGCTTGCTAGGGGAATACAAACTTCTGCAGGGGCAACGTCGGAGGGAGCGGCTGGACCAACAGTTGGCGGCGAACCAATTGGAAATACCCTCGCATCTGCCAGAGTGGCACAAGGCTTGGCTTATCCAGCGCCAAGAGGAACTGCGCAACAAAGATTAGGTCTCAGCCTAAAGAGTTTAAACGTAGCCAGCTTTGATGAAAAAGGCAGGCCCAAAGAACCCGACAACATTGTATACAGTAAGTTAACTAACACCGCCTCGCAGATGCGTGAGGGTCGTAAGGTTAGTTTACTTTGGCGTGCGCAAGAATTAATAAGTGGGGCAAAATTTGGATTTAAAGAAAACGGCGAACCAGAATATCAAGATCAGATAGATCTCTTTAACGAAGATGCTAATCAAAAGATACGCGAAGAGCGTGAGCTTGGTAATATATTTTATTTCGGACCTCAAACCGGACCAACAGCCGAGGCGTTCAACGTACCGTTTGATCCAGTGGAACTTATGTACATTCCCGGCATGAACGGTGAACACTCGTACAGAAACAAAGACACGGAAGGTAGTAAATTACGTCGCTTAAAAGAAAGTATAGCAAGAGAGGGTTATAACCCATCAGAGAATCCTCAAGACAACCCTATAATATACGTTCGCCCTAAACAATTTAGGAATGATGGGTTTGCTGTCATAGTTGAAGGCAATCATAGGATAGTTGAGGCTATGCAATCTGAACGACCTGTGATCTACGCCAACATAACCTACTTCAGGAGTGCTGAACGGGAACCCGGTATTTTCAACCAAGACACACTGTTCAGCGCAGAAAAAACAGACCTACAGTTTTCCAAGCTCACAGAAAATCAGCAGGCTACAGCGGATAAGATATCCGACAGGTCAGTGTCTACCGTTGGTTCTTTCTATGGCGCGATACGTGACTTGATCGTCAACACGGTCAGCAACAGGCAGGAGATCCTAGCGCAGACGCTTGATCCGTACATGGCGATTGCACGCGCTGGCGCTGAACGTGGTTACCAGCTTGCTAGAGTGGCACATGATACAGCTGACATGGTTGCGGAATCCTTGGTCAACGGTGTCCCTAAATTTACAGAACAGGGCAGGGAAGAATACCGTGACGCAGATGGCAACATCATCCGCAAGCCCGGTCTTGTCAAAATTATAGAGCCTATCGCCAAGATGCACGGTGATGTTGGGATGCATCTATGGGGTGCGTATATGTACGCGTACAGGGCACGCAGACTACAAGCAGAAGGCAGGGAGAAACTCCTTACACCTATGGAGATTATAGACCTGCTCGATCTTGGCAGGCTCTACCCAGAGTTTGAGGTAGCGCGTCAGCAGTATGTGGATTTCAACAATGACCTGCTGCAGTTTGCAGTTGATGGTAAATACCTAACGCAGAACCAAGCGGAAAGCTGGAAGCGTTTCGGTGACTACCTACCGTTCTACAGGTTGATGCAGGGCGACGAAGCGACACTGTCGGCAACACCGATAGGTCCAACCAGTGGCGGTGTTGGTCGTGTTGGGGATCCATCCCGCAGACTAAAGGGTGGTGCATATAAACTGAATGGCATCGTGCCCAACATGGTGCGCAATGCAGAAGCACTGATTACCAAGACGATGCGCAACCATGCCATGCGTGCCATCGTCAACGAGATAGGTCCAGACACAGCTAACCCTGCGATGACAGAAACCAAACGTAGCAAGGTGGTGCGCAAGAAGACCACGGTTAATGAAATTAAAAAGACATTAGAGCAGGTGCTTGGCGAAGACATCGCTATCCTCGAAGAGCAGACAGACATCGACGCACTCGAAGGACTATACGATGTATTTGTTTTCGAGCCTAAGATGCGTGATGAAAACGTGGTTACTGTGCGTGGTATGTCTGAAGACACAACCGAAACATTCTACAAGGTCGAGGATGTAGATTTGTTTAATGCACTTGCCCACGTACCAACGCGAAATCTTAACATGTTCATGCGGTTTATGAACTTTCAGCGCAACGCGTTCTCACAGATGATTACCAAGATGCCAGACTTCCTGCAGGCAAACTTGGTACGTGACACACTCAGTACCCGCGCTTTGTACAGTGGCTACGAACCTATAACCAACGCGATCAAGGGTGTGGGACAGTCGTTCACTAATCCTGACCTGCTACGGGAGATACGTTTAAACGGTGGCACACCTATCGGTGGCTACCATCGAAGCAGTGCGTTGCGACGTTACGCTAAAGCCACAGGAGATAGCAGTAACCCATTGATTGTAACTGCAAAGAATGCGTGGGCCTTGGTAGATCGTGTGTCGGAAGCGACAGAAAATGCTAACCGCCTTGCAGTCTATCAGGCATCCAGAAAGCAGGGGTTCACAAAAGAAGAGTCGGGGTTCCGTGCGCGTGAGGTACTGGACTTTTCGTTGCGTGGCAAGGCTGACAAAGGCGCGTTCAAGATTGTTGAGTACCTCATCACAACAGTGCCGTTCATCAACGCAAGGGCACAGGGTGCGTATCGATTAGCACGCGCTGGATCACCTCTATCTAATAACAAAAACAGACTAAACTTCTATGCGACGATGGGTGTCATGGCAGGCTTTGCCACTGCGCTCTATGCAATAAACGAAGATGATGAACGCTACCAAGCGTTGCCGCAGGAATCTAGGGATCTATACATGCACATCTATCTCGATAAATTTTTTCCTGATGGTGCGTTAGACGGCATCATAGACAATCCACACATAGCGATACCCAAGCCATTCGAGGCAGGATTCGTAGGCATGACAATCCCAGAGCGTCTGCTTGCGGCGGCTAGGGGTGCTGAAAATGCGGGTAGTGATTTCATGGACTCGTTGATGTTCGGCGTTGTGAATATTTTTAAAATAAATCCTTATGAGATTGCTGGCCCTATAGGAAAGGGCATTATACAGGATGTAATAAACAAGGACACGTTTAGGGACAGGGATATAATACCACCGTATTCACTGCCGCTAAAGGGAACGGCTGACGAGGGTGCTGGGATAGCAGACCCACGGGCGAATGAGGTAACGCTTGCGCTTGCGCGTGAGACAAACTTCGCCGCACAACGTATACAGAATGCGCTCGATAGCTGGGCACCGAAGATTGGTAATGTTGTCATGTCGCTGGCAGACGTGTATTATAGGCAGGTAAATGGGTTACCACCTGCTCCGATGGAATTTAAAGACACGGCTTTAGGGCAAATAACCGTAGGCAGGTTCAACCCACCAGAATTTCCGCGATATAGTAGCTACGAAAAAAGGGCACGGCTCCTAATCAACAAGGAAATACTGTCGCTAGATAAAGCAATAAAAAATATCGAGAAGAACAACAAAACAGATCCCGGTGGGATCATAACAGGGATGCTGGCTGAACGTGGGTTGGATGCGCAGTTTGTTTCACGCGCACAGAAACTTAAAAAGGATCTCAATCAGCTGAACAAGGACCGTCGTGCAATATACAATGCGGCTTACCCAGAAGAAAAGAAAGGCGAACGACTGAAGCAGTTGCGTCGAATTGATCAGTTGCGTGCCCACATATCTAAGAACTTCCTGTCGCAGTACGGAAAAGAACAAAGAGCAGGAGCAAACTGATGCTTACAATTATTGGGTCTCTCATTGGATTTGGAACGTCAGCCTTGCCACGGGTGTTTGATATGTTCGATGAGTGGCAGGACAGGAAACACGAAAAGGAAATGCACGCACTCAATATCGATGCGGCGAAGGTTCAATCAGAATTAAAATTAACGGAGATAGAAGCACATGCCGATATTCAAGAAACTAAAAGCATATATAAGCACGATCAGTCTCTCAAAGACACTGGCTGGGTGGGCACCCTACGTGCTTCCGTGCGCCCTATCATATCGTATCTTCTCCTCTTGCTCTATATGTCATGCAAAGCTGTGCAGTTGTGGGCCTTCACAGTAATTGATGGCGGGTTACTCGTTGAAGCTGCCGCTATTATTTACACAGAGTACGATCAAGCCATGCTTAGTTGTGTGATTTCATTCTGGTTTGGTGCAAGGCATTTTCAAAAAAGTAAATCAGCATAGGTGATGCGATGGAAGGGACAATACTGGATTGGATAGGGACTTTGTGGCCCATCGTTGTGGGTATCGCCGTTGTAGTCTATCAGCTTATAAAAATCTCAGTCGATCTGGAGTCACTTAAACAAAACCACGGTGAAAAAATAAAGACCCTGTTTGAGTTGTGGAATTCGAGGGACAAAAAGTAATGGAAATACCAGCGATGAACCTCAACGAAATCAGCTTTGGTTTTATTGAGATGTTACAACCACTTATGGCAATTACTTTAGCGATGGTGATAGCATTGGCGCTGAAGGATTGGGCAGGTAACCTTGTCGCAGGGCTACGGTTCAAGTGGTCCGAGTCATGGTGGGAAGGGCAACCATGTTACGTAGATGGAGAGCCTGCGATTATTATAAAGATCTCCGTAAGCGAAACAATCTTTGCGATACAAAACGGGCGAGGCACCGTATGGCGGCACGTCAGTAATGACCGCATCAAGTTTCTCAGAATAGAACGATGCATCGATAAGAAACCAGTGAGTAATGCAAACAAATCAAGAAGCCACTGACCTCATAAAATTCTGGGAAGGTTTCCGGTCTGCGAAATACCACTGCAGTGCTGGCGTAGTTACGTGGGGCTATGGTAGTACCCGCGATATGAGTGGCAGGCGGCTGGTAATGGACAGTGACACCATCACAAAGGATGAGGCTGAAGCACTACTAAGAAAAGAGCTACGTGCATTTGAACGCAGGCTTGATGGTATGTTGAAGGTAGAGCTAAACCCTAACCAATACGGCGCGTGTATTTCGTTCTGCTACAACCTTGGCAGCAATGCCTTCAGGAGTTCTACTCTCAGAAGAAAGATAAATCGTTCTAATTTTGAGGGTGCAAAGAAAGAGTTTAAACGCTGGGTGTATTGCCGAGGGGTTCGTTTAAACGGTTTGGTATCCCGACGTAGGGATGAGGCGACACTCTTTGCAAGCGCCGCCTCTAACACTCCTACTGATTAAGTGCAGTAACCAGTGATGCTTCACGCGCAGAAATAACCTTTGATTTTATTTCGTCAGTCACATGCTCATACAGTTCGGTTGTGTTTGTATTACTGTGCTGGGCGGCAAGTGCTACGTCTTCGCGGCTGATGCCTGCTTCCCGTGCATTGGTAATAAACGCATGTCTAAGATCGTGGGGTCTTGGGCGTTTTGCCTTTACCTCGCTTGTGAATATGCGTTCGGCAGGCGTTTGTTGCTCCCATGTGCCTTCTGGAAGTGTGTTGTATAACCCCGTGATGTCAAGGATGCGGTGCCACTCCATAAGATATGCGGTGCATGAATTCCCCTTGATGCCAAACATCAATGGATTATTAGGTTCAGACATTGCTTCTGTGTTACGCAATAAATCAACAGCCATTTTAGTTAGCTTGAACCTGTAACTCTTGCGTGTCTTTGTGCGTGATGGATCCATAATGATAACAGCCTTATCTAGATCAACTTCGCTCTTCCTGAGATCAACCATCTCCCCACTGCGAGTGCCAAGGAGTATTTTTAAAATGAACATGTCTGCAATGCGTGTCCATTTTCTACCACCTGTAGCTTTATATTGTAGGCAGGCTTTATATATTGCCGCGACTTCTTCAGGTGGTACGTGCATGTTGCGAGGCTGATGATTAGGTATCTTGAAGTCAGAAAGAAAATCATGGGAACATACGCCACGGCGTATACCCATACGAAATAACCTGCGCATTAACTGTGCCGCTTTCTTCATTGTCTGATAGCCTGTACCTGCTTCAACAACCTCATGTCTCCACCTAATAAAAGCGTCGTAGATTTCAGGGTCTTTGAGGTCCATCCAACCAACGTGTTCAATTAACTTGTTAGCAATCTGCCCATCACGTTGAATTGATTTAGGTGCCTTTTGACTACCGTCGAGACATTTATCCCTATGCTCCATAAAGTAAATATCTCTGTAAAACTCTTCCACGGTAGAAGGGAGTTTTAGAACACGGGTTGTATCGTAGCCTACGGCACGCTTCTCATACAATGATGCGGCTATGTCAATTGCCTGCTGTAAAGACTCTGTCGTCATAGATACTCTGCATATCATTTTCTCAACAGAATTTGATGTACCATTATTTTCATACTGCCGTGATCTGTATATTGCGGTCATCGTACCGCTTGGATTTAATATCCTCACACCGAGACCGGGTATTGATTTATCCCAGACAATGCATCTAGACTTTTTCTTGGGTGAAACGGACATTAATTTTTTGTACTCGCGCTGTAAATTTCTTACGCTTAAATTTCCTGTGTGTATTAGTTTTGTCACTTTTTGTCACTCCGTGTGGTTGCGATTATTGTAGTTTACTATAGTTTGTAGTGTCAAAGCTACAACAATTTGGTCATATTTCGTGTGACTTACAGAAGAATTGTTCTTATCGTGTACATGTTACACTACCGTAGGGGTCGCCACTCTTTTCTCACTACCCTGTAACCCTATGATATTATTGAATAAATATCAAGGGGTTTCCGAACGGAAAGTTATTGTTGCCATTTTGTCAACGCCTGTATTCAGGTCGCTAAATGGCTTCAGGTGTTTGGGTTCGACGACCAGCCGAGTCCCGTAACCATAATCCCGCACGACAAACATACCCATAAACCTTTGACGGGTGATATACCCATAGATATCGATATGTCCTTTTGGTCTAACCAGACAGGCAATAGCAACGTCTGCTCGAAAGTCTCCTGCATAATTAAATATCATAGAAGGTGGGCAGTGCCGCGATGATTTAACTTGCACGCTATGGTTCCCGCAGTACCCATCGATACCATCGTCACCGCCATGCTTGTTAACGGATATATCGACAGGCCAGTTAAGCTGTTTAAACACAGCGATCTCCGCTTCAGCACCCTGTTGATGGATGCTGAAGTCAGTTCTATTGGTTGCAATTCTAGCCGATCTCACACCTTCTGCCTTGTCATTGCGTCTATCAGCAATGTGTCTAGCAAAGGCTAGCTCTCTTGTATTTAATATGACGGTGGTGATCTTGTAGTCGTGATGCTCAAAGGATTTCGAACTTGTCGCCAAGGCCCGACTCCTTCATCCACGCAACCAGCATCGTGAGTTCGTAGCGTGGCCTTGCGTGGTTACTTGTAGGATCAATCTTCATATACGGTGGACCCTTGCCTCGCTGTCTCCAGTTGCGCAAGGTTCCCTCCGAGACCCCAAGGATATGTGCGACATCCTTGGGGGTTAGTACTTTTGCTTGAACTTCGAATGCCACTAGAGAATGGAATCCGCTGATGCGTTTGGTGCTGTTGCCGTATCGCCTGATCCCGCATCGTATTTGTCCGACACTTTACCAGATAGATATGCCTTTCCATTGGATGACTGTGCCCACAACGCAAGGTCTTGATCATACCCATTGACGTTGACGGTGCCTTTGTACTTGGGTTTGTTCCCGCCTTCTTCCCAGTAGTCTGAGGGGAAGACAGCACCAAGCTCCGCATACACTTTAAATATTGGGGATCCACCCTTGGTAGACGACTTCATAAACAGCAGTCTATGTTCTGCTTCAGTGCCTGAGATAGAGCCTTCGCCTGCCACCTTGGCATCAGCATTGTAGGTTGGCTGAAAGATACTCGCTTTATTCTGATATTCGATAGTCATAGTATTACTCCGTGTGGTTTAAAATGGTGCATTCGGATCCGCTGATCTACCAGCATCACCTAACGCAGGGGTTGTTGGTGGGTGATGTTCACCACTACCCACCTGACCAGCAGGTTCATCTTCTTCATCTCCCGCCAGCTGAAACACCATCATCAAAGCGTAGCGCCTTGCATAGCTGATGGTGGATTGCAAATCCCAGTTTGGCCTGCCGCCTTTAGATACAGTGGCTGGTAATGCCAAGGGATATGTACATGTAAATGCCTCGCCTGATTTGTGCATGACACTTGTGACTAGTGATGAGCCATCACCCGATGGGTATTGCTGCACAGTGAGACCATGTTTAAACAACACGGGGCGAAGCAGTTCTAAGATCGTTGGCAACGTCACGTAAGTGTTTCGGAAGTTACCTACGCCATGCTTGACTGGCTCAACGAGATCACCGCAACACTGTACGAGTGCATTGGCGATTTGATTGGCTGGTCCATGCCGTACAATGGATGGAAATTTTTCTACTACATCCTGAGTTTCATCTGTCATTTCAATATACCCCACTCCTTATTTGCTAGTTCACGTAATCCGTCATCCCAACGGAAGCCGCCTATGTCACGGGGCATAGTCAGGTACTGTGCCTGCTCCCATGATAGGCTATACATTGCCGCCATGTGCTTCGCCCTTGCGATGCGCTCACTGCGTACAAATTCCTGTTGTGTCTTGTTGAGTTTCCTGAAGGCAAAGCCGACAGCCTTGCTGACTTTACCCGTGGGTGTCAGCGCACCGACTGGCTTGCAGTACAGGCAGTACTGGTCCAGTCCTGTCATATCTGCATAAAACCCCAGCTGAAAAGCGTGGCTGTCACGCATAACTCCGGGGATAGCGGTTGTCGATTTGAGGTCCACTGTGCCTTTTTCAAAAGTCCAGTCGCTGTATCCAACAAATTCCATCTCGCCAGCCTGCGTCGGTATTATCTCTTTATGAAAACCCTGCCGTGATATGAACTTACCAAGACCCAGTTCCTTGAAGTCGTCACTGTGTAAAGCACGGTGTAGCTGGGCTATGTAGGCAGGGATGTCGTTGTACTGGATTGCCTCTTCTTCATTGAGGTCATCAGCTTTATCTTTCTCGACGCGCACAAGGAAATCGTTTTGTGCCGCATCACTGGCATCTTCGACACTTGCCTGATGCAATAGGATCTGATCACCGCCATGTTCAACGGCGTTACCTCTGGGTAGGACTGGTGTGATTTTAGTTTGGTAGGGCATCCTGCCCCAATGTTCTGCGTGCTTCCACCGCCACGCAAACGGGTTGTCATGCATCAGGTTACTGTCTGAAGCAGACGTGTGTGGTAAAATAAATTTGTTCATAGGTTACCTTCTACTGTGTGTAGTGTAACCTATACAACAACCTACAAAAAACTACAACATTTATTTAGAGGATTTTTGTAGCACTCGTTATTCGGGTGAGAACCTGCACTGAAGCTGATGTTAGAAACAGCTGTTCAGTGTCACCCGTCAGCGGCGCTGATTCAAACCTTGGCTGACCTGCGTCTGTCTTATATATACGTGCTATATTCCTGCCTTCGTGGCGTACAAGGTAGATATTTTTGTCTGCTAGCGTTGCGTCATCAGTCACCGTGATGTAACTGCCAGCTGGGATATAGCGTTCCATATCAGTGAGTTCATACTGCGTTGTGTGATCACTATCAAACAGCGGCATGTCACCTTGCTGAGTAGGAATGCGTTCATGCATTGTCTCTAGAGACATTAACATTGTTTCTGATTTGCCAAGCACTTCATTGGTTGTGACGTGTCTGCCAAGCAATTCACTGTAGCGTTTTGTGATTAACTGAACGCGCTCTTCTGACAGCGTTCGCTCACCACGGCATACCTTTGCCATCATCTGTTCCGAGTATCCAACTTCAGCTGCCATCTGTTTATAGGTGTGACCTGCTTCAAAGCGTATTTTTTCCACGCCTCGTTGCGCATTATTTCTCGATACTTGCGGCATGATTGTACCCTTTTGTGCATTGCTGTAGGTTTTTGGAGTTTAAGTATAGGCGACACGCCATCTGTGTCAATGTATATTTTATGCATGATGAACGGATACACGACATATTATACAGGCTATATATTTAGGGATCGGCAGTTCGATCCAGCGATTGAACGAATGGCAAAAAGTTTTTACAAACGCTACGAAGATAAAGAGATTATCTTAGTTCAACGCCGACGTGGTGCCTACCTTTACGACTATATGTTTAAGTACTGCGAACAAGTTGACTGATACAGAACCAAGCTGGATTACACAACAACATGTGACAGGTAAGGGTATCGGACCTGAATCACAGATATGTATAGACTTTGCAAACTGGTGCAGGAACGAGACAAAAGCTGGTCGCTTACGTTGTGTCTGGTTTCATATTCCAAACGAGGGCAGGCGGTCTATGCGTCTTGGAAAGATCATGCGTGCTATGGGACTAGCCGCAGGGGCACCAGACTATGTGTTCATCGGTGCCAATAAAACAATAGCTATAGAAGTAAAGGCGGCGAAGGGCAGGCTGTCCGATAATCAACTGGCTATGCAGGAGTGGTTTAAACAGTCTCATGTAAATTATTTTGTCGCTTGGTCATACGATGAGTGCATACAAATAATTAAAAAAAATACTAGCCTCTATAAAAAATCTAGTGTAGTGAGAACGCTACAAACTAAATTTGCAAACACCAATGGAGGCACCCAATGTGTGAGAGTTTCGAAAAGTTCTGGCAATCCTACCCCAAAAGAACCCCGCATCAAAATCCCAAAGCGCCAGCAAAAAAAGCGTTCATCAAACAAGTCAAGCGCGGGATCAACAAAGAAGAAATCATAGAAGGCGCTGTCGCATACAAGCAGTACTGCGATGCCTATGTCAGGGACCGCAAGTACGTCGCGCAGGCTGTCACGTTTTTAAATCAGGAGCGTTGGCAGGACTTTGAGAAAGCACCAACCATCCCAACGATGGCTGACATCGTGAGGGAGTTAAAGTAAATGGCAACACCGCAGGAAGTAGTAGAGATAATCGTAAATCCAATGATCACCCTATACAACGCGCCGGATGGCAACATGGATGCAGAGCGCCTGCGAGCAATCCGCGACGCATACATTGACGCACTCACCCCGTTCACTGCACGGGCACTGAAACTCGCATGGTCTGCCACGGTTAGCAAACATCAGCGATGGGACTGGCCCACCATTGCCGCAATAAAGCGCGAAGCCTATGCAAAATCCTGACGACGCGAAGTCAATTGCTTTTGCCTTAAACCCTCGCGCTACGCAGGTTGGGCAAAGCGAATATAAAACCAGCTGTCCTGTTTCAGCCAACCATAAACACAACGATAAGAACCCATCACTCACAATTGGTAACCGTGATGGCAAGCTGGTCTGGCATTGTCACGGCGGCTGTAACCAATCGGATGTCATGTATGCGCTGATCGGCAGGGGTCTATTGAGTCCAGCAGGGACACCATCTGCACCCACCAAGCCAGCTGTTCAAACACCTGCGGAAGTTAATGAACCCGCACTGCAATATCTGTATAGCCGTGAGCTATCGGATGAAACCATTGCACATTTTAAAATCGGTTCATCCAACAATGCAGTTGTGTTTCCGTATTATCTAGACGGGGAACTCCAACACACCAAGACAAAGTTTTTACAAGAGCGTGAGGGTGGTCAATACCTGCAATCCAAAGGCGGCGGGAAGTGCTACTACAATTTAGACAGCATCGACTTCACAAGGCCCGTCATCATTGTGGAAGGTGAGGGGGATGCCCACGCATCCCATGAATCAGGTCATGCAAATGTCATCAGTGTGCCCAACGGTGCGGCACTAGCAGGCGACGATCCGTTTAAGCGTGAGTTCATTGCTAATACGCTGGAGCGCTTCGATCCAACGCCGACGATTATTATTGCTACAGACGGTGACAAGGCAGGCATTAGCTTGCGGGAAAAATTAGCAGACGTTTATGGTCGTGACCGTTGCTCATACATCGACACCTACCCTGACGGGTGTAAGGATCTATCCGACGTGCTGGTTAAATACAGCAGTGATGAAGTTGATCTGCTCATCAGCAGTGCGACGGCATACCCCGTGAAGGGACTGCAGTCAGCCGATGAACATCGGGATGCAGTTCTGCAGTTATACAGGGAAGGTAGGTCGAGGGGTGTCTCGACTGGCTACGAGAACATCGATAAGTTTTACACGATCCAGACGGGAGAACTCGAAATCGTCACAGGCATACCGGGATCGGGCAAGTCAAACTGGATAGACCAGCTGATCATTAACACCAGCAAGTCTGAACTGTTTAAACATGCTGTATGCTCATTTGAGAACCCACCCGATCAACACCTTGCAAGCCTGTCAGAAAAGTTTGCGGGTGCATCCTTTGTTGGACATGAAGGCGTCAAGATTACAGAGGAACAGTTACACGAAGCTGTCGATTTTATAGACAAGCATGTGACGTTTATCAGGTTGTCTGATGATACGCCGCCAACAGTCGATGCAATCTTGAGGCACGCACGCGCAGCCGTATTACGATTCGGCATCAAGACACTGACAATTGACCCGTGGAACTATGTCCTGCAATCAAGGCAGGGGCAGACTGAAACGGAATATGTTAGCGAGACCCTGAGTAAACTGAGGAACTTTGCACAAAGACATGGTGTCCATGTTTGGCTGGTTGCCCACCCATCAAAGATGTTGCGGTCAGCAGATGGTTCTGTGCCAGCGCCAACGGGAATGGATATCCTCGGATCCGTGCATTTCTTTACCAAGGCAGACGTGCTGACATGTATACACCGCAATCCAACGGTTAGCCCAGCTGATGTCGAGGTTCACTTTCGTAAGGTGCGGTTCAAAACTACGGGTAGTCCGGCAAGTTGTGACCTGCGCTACTCTATGGCAACGGGTTGCTATCAGGTGCCATGTGATGTATAAGGCAAGCATTACTGTGTGTGGGGTTTTGGAGCGTGCCTGCTTCGGAACTTTCAGTGATGTAAGGTGACGAGGGATGCATACTTCGTCACCTTTTTCATGTGTGATCTGTGAAAAATCCCTAGAAAAAAGCGAGGTCGGTATTGAATACCTTATACTCGCCAACAAAAAGCAAGTGTGTATGCAGTGCTATGAAGCAAAGAATGGCGAGGTGTTTAAACAGTGGTGGAAAACAGCCGCCGCTCCCGTAGGAGATGAGAACGACGGCTGTCTCTTCTAGGTGGCAGGCCTATATGGATCGTATGGTTTATAACTATACGCTGTATCTTCAGTAAGTTCGCCAGTTTCTCTGGCTGATACCAATTTCTGCAGTGCGTCGATAAGTTTTTTCGTTTCATCGTAGGCAAAGTAAACTTGTAGATTGTTAAATATAATTGAGACATCTGGGTATTCATCGACAACAGACCAGATGCGATTAGTAGACTGCAGGTCATGTTGTATATGTTCGACTGGTAAATAACCTTCAGTTAAAGCGGCTGGCTTTTTAACGAGTGCCTGTTCTGCTTGATGCACATCATACTTTAAGTTAAGCGACGTTCTTCGCTTGTGGTTCTTCGACAGCCAGTCCCTAAAAAAATCTAGTTCACATTCACACCGCCAAACTGAGTAAACTTTGTCAACTGAAGTCGAGTACGTACCGATGTGCCGTGCGACACGGGAGCAGTCACGCTCCATGCCATCATAGAAGTCAAAGTCCTCTAACTCCCCGACGTGATGTGTGATAATAAAAGTGTTTAAACGCATTACATTTCCCTTCTTATATTTAAAAAATACCGAAGGGTCTACTGTGTGTGGAGTTTTAAAGCGCATACCCAACGGTGTGATACTATCACACCATTTTTTAAATTGGGTATAGTGTTTTCTGTTCATCAATGGTGAAAGTTATTCATAACCTACATTGAGGCTCTGATCCTCGTTGTGTGTTGAGGCATAATTAGGGATCCTTTACCCATGTCTAAGAAGTAGTTAATCAGTTCACTCGTATGTCCAAATATGTCATACCACTGGCGAGACAAAGGCTTGGCAAGCAAGGTATCTTTGCGGATGTTACGAGCTACATACACAGCCTGCTTGACAATCTCATCTCTAATAAAAGTTTTTCTTCCAGATAACCTGACGTAGTAAACGTATGGAGAGTGATAATTGTTGGTCAACTTCTCACGATTATACAAGCGTTCAACCACAGATCTATCGGTGTTCGCCTGTAATTGCTTGGCAATGTTGCGGGGTGTACAATCGGGCAGACCTTTGTGTGTTATCCCCAGTCGATCTCCTGTCAGGTGTGATTGAGTCCATAGATAATTTTTGTCACTTGTAAATATACACGCAAAAGTTCCCTCCAAAATTGCGGCGGCGACAACACCCCACATGCTGGCTGGTGTTACCTCTCGCATTGTCATCAGTTTACTTTTCCGCGCATAGAGGAGACCCTGCGCACACCCAGCAAGCCATGAGAAACGATATTCCCTCACTAGATCTGGCACATGATGATCCTTATAATCCGTTGCCTCATTCGGTTGATATGATGACCAATACGCACGCTCCCAAGGACAATCGTCTGGATTAAAAGAGTACCGTTCAACCATTAACTTTTCAGCCAAACGGTTTGGCTCATCAATGTCTATGGGTTTTGATCCTACGATGCTCATTTCAATACCCTCCTTGTGTCCACCGCTACGCATACAACGTCGCGAGATTTCAGTCCTATATTTTTGTCATTAAAAAACTTGTGATCAATATGTTTATATACATTGTTTACATAAGCAATACATTCCATTGGCGAACTAAACCATTCACCATGCTGGTAGTGTAGCTCTCCTGTCTTTATCGACGCGAAGACAATCAAAATATATTTCATTACTAACTCCTGTGTGTGGTTATAAAAAAAGCGGGGACATGCCCCGCCGTTTAAACAGTGTGTGTTGTGGTTACTGGGATGCTTTGTCACCCCAGTAGTCAGCCTTGTATCTTTCGTTCTCAACAAACTCTTGTAAATCCTCTATCGTGTCATCTACATATTCCATAGACTGAAAAATAGCACGGGCCACATCATTTTGACCCATGTCTTGTGCATCTCCAGCAATACTAAATAGTAGTTTCGAAGTAGTTGCTAACACATGCTCCGCTCCGTTTGGAATGCCGTCGATTAAAGACAACACTTTATCAAGTTTCTGCAACTCATCCTCTTTTGCTTTCCGCATGTAATAATCCATTATGTTTCTCCTTACTGTGTGTTGCTGACTGCCTCGTCAGACACGATACATCACTATCGTGTGACATACTGCGTTTAAACGCAGCATGTTTCGGCGTGGTGGTTGTGGTTAAGCCGCCTTGTCGTCACGTAAATAGTTACCATTGTCAGACCACGCCAGCAAGAACTGGCGGTAGCCCTTGCCGAAGTTTGTCGTGGGGTTGGTGACATAACGCAACAGCGTAAGCATGTTGGTTGCCGTGTTGTCTTCACAGATATCGGCGCGTGCCGCCTGCTGACCTCTAATGAATTCATCCATTGTCAGTCACCTCGCTAACGTCTGAGTTGTTATATGGCAAGGTAGACCCGCAAGCGTTCCAACCTTCGGGGTCAAACACCATAAAATCTACTCTCCATTTAATGGTGTCGAGCCATTCTTTTTGAGTTAAGTTGGGTTCTCGCTCCTCATCAACCACTGTCTCCGCGCTGTGATCTATAAATGGAGCTTTCATTATGAGTTCAACCCTCTCTCTGAGACAATCAGAATGCCAAAAATTAACATGCTCAATTTTGGCTAATCGCTTTTTGCCCAGTGCCTTTTTAATTGTTTCTATGTTCATCATCATTCTCCTGTGTGTGGTTGGTGAAATCTTGATTGGGTTTTACATTCCAGTGTTGCTCGACGCACTCGCTTGGGATGCCGGACTCACTGCAGTAGTGTGCATAAATTAATATGTCACACTCTCTGCGATTGTATCTGCGTATGTGGTTACGCAACTCACACAGAGTTTCCTTTGCCTGACCCCAGTGAGTTGCCCCATGTTTTTTGCCGATGGTCAGAGCGGAGTAGGAAATGATTTCTTTAGTCATCATTGTCCTCCTTCTTCTTCCTGTGCGGAAAGAAATCATCTTCCTCAACATCGAGCCACGCATCGTAGTAGTCGGGGGACAGTTGGTCTGGACCCCAGATGTAGTCTTCGGTTGCCATATCTTTTGCCTGTTCGCGGTCGTCAGCCTCGATGTGCAACACAGTGCGTTCAGT